GCAATGCGATGGTCTGCACCTTGGGCTGCGGTGTCCAACCGCCGGAGAGGATACCATCGACCCCCATCAGCGTCTCGACCGGTGCCACCAGCGCGTGGCTGAACACGTCGTCGGCGGCGAACCCCTGCAACTGCAAGGGTGCCGGGAACAGATTGGTCACGCTGATCATGAACACCGCATTCGCGGCAGTGATGGTTGCCACTGAAACCTCCTATCCGTTGCGCTTGCGGGGTGCTTACTGGACCATCACCGAGGCGAGCGTGATGCGCTGGACGGAGCCGCCGTCCATATACCAGAACGTGCACGGCGGGGTGCCGCGATTGGCGCGCACCTGCGGATCGGCATCCGACACTTGCAGGTAGTAGCCCTGCGAATTGAGGATGCCGTCGATCGCCACACCGGCCATGTTGTTGACTTCGTTGATCTGCGCTTGTGACAGCGTCACCCCGGTGCGGATCGCACCGAAGTTGAGCGCGCGATTGATCACGTCCTGGCAGGCCGCCTTGATCATCGTGTAGCCGACCTGATTGTAGGGGATCGAGCCGACCGTGGTGAGCAACTCCATCAGCGCCAGTTGGAAGCCGTTGTTCATCCAAATCTGATTGATGTAGCTGTCGATCCACTTGTAGGGACCGGAGACGACGCCGGGATACAGGAAGCGGAACAGATCGTTCGCCGTCGTCCAGATGCCATAGTAGTTGTATTTGTTGGCCTCCAGGTTTTTCGCGATGCCACCGTCGGTGATGTCAGGGGTGATGCCGGTGGCGCCTCGGAAGGCCAGCGTCTTGCGGCCGTTCAACCGGTTGAAGTCGATCGCCGCGACCACGCCCATCATGAACATCGCCAGATTGCGCCCGGTGGTGACGCCGGAGGTGACGCCGTCGGCCGCGAGCAGCGGTGAATAGATCGGCGCGGTGCCGGAGGTGAGCGCGGTGTCGAGGATGCGGGCGAGGCTGCCGGAGCCACCCGATGCCGGGCCGGCGGCGGTGGCGTCGTTGTCCCAGCACACATACATATAATTGTTCTGCTGCGCGTTAGTCCAAGCAGCGAATTGTTGCTTGACAGCATTGTTGCGGAGACCGGTGGCGGGGTTGATTGCGTCGGGTTCGAATGCGGTGGCGAAGCACGCCCAGTTCTGAGTTTTGCGGACGATGAGGTCCAACCAGCCGGCCGGCGTTACGAACGGGACGCCCAGGCCGGGGACATTGCTCATGCCCAACGGCTGGATGGTGGCGCCGAGTGCCGGGGTCAGTCGCAACACGGTCGCGGCATTACCCTTCAGCGAGGTGATCGCGCTGATGGTCGAGATCGCCGGGTTTTTGTAGACCCCTGGCGCGGCGGCGATCTTGAACTGCCAGCTTTGCGCGTCCCAGGTGCACGGGTTGCGGAATATCTGAAGGTTTTGCGGTGAGCCTTGGGTGTGCGGCTTGTTGATCTCAAAGACGCCGGTGATACCGGTGCCGCTGATCTTGCGCACGATGTAGGTATCCATCGCAAAGCCGGTGCCTTGGATGACATCACCTGCGCCGATGGTCTGTTGCGTGGTGATGGCGGGCACGCCGATAGGGATGTTGTTGGTGGTGATATTGAGCGTGGTGCCGGAGCAGGTCGCCAGCACGCCGGCCACCGGTGTGAAGGTGCGCGGATCGGGAAAGACGCCGACGGTTCGATGGATCGCCGCACCGAGCCGCATCGCGGCCTCGGAATAAGAGCCGACATCGGCCATCGAAATAGGTGCGCTGGTCACGTTCGCGCCGCCACCGATATTCAGTGAGATTTGGCTGGCCGGATCGATCGCCCTGATCTGATCGAGCGTGAGGCCCTGATTGGGCGCGCTCATCACCCAGGCCGGCAGCCACGAATTGCCGTAGGTGGAGACCAGCAACGCGCCCGGCCGCTTGGTGGCGTTGGTGTCGGCGAGGAAATAGGTGCCGGCCAGCATCGCCATGTAGGACGTCGGGCCATAGAACCGCTGCACCGAGATCAGGTCGGGGAACGAATACACCTCGCCCACCGGGGTATGATTATCGGTGGTGATCAACAGACCGAGCAGATCGATGCCGACGCCGCCGGCATTGAGGACGCTCGGCAGCACAGACACGATTTGGGATGCGGGAATCGCTGAACCGCTCATCGCGGGCCTCCTCCAATGAAGTCAGGGATGCGTCGGGCGCGACGCGCGCGGGGTCAGTGCGGTGTGATGCTGGGGATCAGGATCAGATCGACCGGATAGAGACCGATCACCACGTCATCGGCGAACTCCTGACCGAGCGTGACGATGATGTTGGCTTGCAGGTGCAGATCGACGATCCAGCGATCCTCCCACTGCGACTCGGCATTCTGGAACGGCACCATGCGCGGATCGTCGGCATAGAGCGGGGCCATCTCCAGCGGCCCCGACACCGCCTTGACCATCTGATAGCCCGCGTCGTCGCGCCACGTGGTGTGGATCGCGGCGGCGTTCATGCTCGAATTGGGACCATGCACATCGCATTGATAGACAAGGTCCGCCGGTTGCAGCATGACGTGGCGGCCGACATAGATCGTGCTGCCCGCCGGAACCATCTGCGGCGGCGTCACGGTGTAGCTGTTGGCGACAGACCCGGCGGCGGTGATGACGCTGCCACGCACCACGTGAGGGCCATACAGCGTATAGCCCGGCAGCAAGGTGATGGCGGGTTGCTGCACCTGCATGGTGTCATCGGTGATCGCGCCGATCACCTTGAGATCGAGATCGGTGTCGCGGTTGGTGGCCAGCCGCTCGCGCCGCAGCGGTGTCACGACACAGAAGTCATCGCCGATCGGTTCGGGCACCTTGTTGCCGAACGCGCGGATCACCTCGATCCCGGCGGGCAGCAATTCAAGCAGCACCGCGCGCACCACGGCGAGTGCCTGGGTGTCGCCGAGGTTGACCAGTGCGGGCATGGATCAGTCGTCGTCGTCGTCTTCGTAGAGGATGCCGGCGGGGAACCCGGCATTCGGTTCGGTCACCAGCCCGGGCTGTTGATCGCGGGCGCCATAGAAGATGTCACGGCCACGCTTGGCACCGTAGAGCGGCCGTGAGGCGGCACTGTCGACGCCCGTGATGGTGCCCTTGTTCTTGGACGCGTAGAACACCTGCTCGCCTTTTTTCTCGCCGTATTGGTCGGTCATTGCGCCCTTTATTTCAGCGCCTTTGTCGGTGAGCGGCATCGCGGCCCCCTCAGTTGTGCAGTCGGATGCAGCGATGCACGCCATCGCCCTCGCCGCGCGCGCGGAACGGCGTGACGTTGGCATCCTCCGGCGGTGGCGGTGCGGCGGCGACGATCGAGGACTCGCCGCCGTTGCGCAGCCAGTGATAGATCAGCCGCTGCTCGATCTGCGGTGGCACATAGGTGTCCTCCTCCGCCGCGATGAGTTCTGGTGGCGGCGGCGTCACCGCCGGTTCATCCCGTGCAATGAACGGGACCGGCAGCAACTCGATCTTGGCGCTGGTCTCGACCGCGACCTTGGTCTCGACCTTGGCCGCCGTCTCGACTGCCGGCCAGTCGATCTTGAGATCAGGGAAGACGATCGCTTCCCTGGTATCGATCACGCCCACACGATCCTCGCGAATGGGCATCAGCCGAGCGGCGTCCAGGTGCTGTCGCCGGCCGAGACATAGATCACCGTGCCCGGCTGACCGGCGCTGTCGATATACAGCGAGCCGTTCTGGTCGAACCCGGGCGTGGCACCGCCCGGCGCGCCGGAACCGACCGAGATCACCGCCGAGGCCGGCGGTGTGCCGAGCACGATCTGCCCGGTGGTTGCCGGTCCCATAGCGGCGTCCTGCAAGGCGCCGATCTCCGCCGCAGCGGTGGCGAAATTGTCGCGCACGTCCTGGGTGTAGGCTTCCGTGGTGGAGGGCTTGGTGATGTCGATATTGGAGGCCATGACTTGTTTCTCCGCCGTTATTAGTAGGGCCAGATGGTCGCGCCGTCATCCCACACGGTGCCGCCGTCATCCCACACAGTCAGTGTGGTGATGACGCCCCGGTTGGGGCCGAAGGTCTGCCAGTAAGTGCGCAGTTTCTGTTGGGTGTCCGACGGCACCTTGGTGTCGTCTGCGACGTCGGGCGTGGGCGCGGGTGAATCGCTCATGACTTGGTTCCTTCGATGAGAGGCGGCGCGTGATGCCCGGGTGCGGGCGGCGCACCGAGGAACGCCGAAGCCGGTTTCGGCGATTGCATGGTGACGATGACCTTGCACCAGTCGGGCCACGCCTCGGGCACCATCGTCACCAGCCAGTGCGCGCCATTGAAGTTGAAGATGTCGCCACCGGTCTGCTCGGCACGCACGACCCCGGCCCAACTGCCGTTGAGGTAGACGTTTTTGCGGATGCCCTGGATGTTGATGCCGGCGTCGGCGAGCAGCTTGAGATCGTCGGTCGACAAATCCTGCACCTGCGCCGGGCCGCTAAGCCGATCGAAATTTGGCGTGCGCGAGCCGTCGGGCGCGGTGTCGTAGCCGGTGGAGCGCAGGATTTCCACCTGGATGAACGGATTGACGATACCGATCGCGCCCGCGACCATGCCGTGCAGGTTCATCCCCTGACCACCTCAAATGATACCGCGTTGAGCATGATCGCGTGCTCGATCAGCGGTTTGTCGAAGCCCTTTTTGTCGATCGTCGCCTGCGCCAGCGGCGGTGCCATCAGCGCGTTGATCGACTCCTTGATACGGCCCTGGATTTCCTGCCCGAGCACGTCGAGCGTGGCATCGACGTCGTTGTTGGCCTTCAGCAGTGCCGCCGCCATCGCCGGCCACTTGGCCGACTGCGCCGCGATCATGATGCGGAAGAACGGACGCGGCGGTTGGCGCCACGCCACCGGGCCATGCTCGCCTTCGCCCATCGTGCGGTAGACGCCGAACTCATTCCACGCCGCCACCTGCCCGACCGGAATGCCGGTCTCGGGATAGGTGGCACCCTTCAGGAACCCTACCTTCAGCGTGCGTGGTTCGTCGAACTGCTTGGCCAAATCCTCGAGTGCGGCGGGGTTGGTCCGGGTCAGCGCCGCCACGGCGTCGGCACCAGCGGCGGTATCAGACCGCCGCCATACAGCGGTAGATACACCTCGGGGAACGGCTGCGGCCCGAGGAAGTAGCGGAAGGTGCGATACTGCGCCGTCGCCACCCAATACATCGCGCCGTAGCGGGTCTGATAATACCACGCGGCATTCGGCCCGTCGCCCGATCCCATGTCGCCGAAGCTGACCGAGACCGAGCCTTCCGAGGCGGACTGGATACGCCCGACCACACCGGCCCCCTGCCCTGCCGCCACCTGCCCGCACGGATCGAGGCCGCCGTTCAGTGCCGCGATGTGCGCGGTCAGCATGTCGAGATAGGTGGCGCGCGGCCCGGTCGGCGTCTGCGTCGAATCATACGGCACCGGGGAGCCTGCGGTGTTGTCGCAGAACACGCACGCGTCGTCGAAGAACCCCTGGGCGCGCGGCTGGGTGACGGCGCCGAACTCAGGGTAGCGCTGCATCCAGTGCTGATAGTCGAAGATGACGACGTGCGGGTCCGGCGTGACCGTGACGCTCATGACTGCCGTTGCGGCGCGGGCGGTGATGGTGGCGGCGGTGATGTCGCCGCTTCCTTGGCGGCGAGTGCCGCCATCGCGTCGCGCTGGAACGTCTCGGCGACATCGCGGTCGGCGGCGGCTGCCTCGGCCATGATCTCGGCCTCTTTGCGCATCTGCTCGGCTTGGCGCAGTGCCATCTCGGCCTGCCGGCGGCGCTGGGCGCCCGCCTGGAGCGCTGCCTGGGTCTCCGCGAGCGACAGGGCATCGAACATGCCGCCGCCCTCTGGGGGTGTCTCCAGGCCCAGTTCAAAGCCGTATTGCTGCGATTGATCAGCCAAGTCATCCACCTCCTGCTGCGTGACGATGCGGACATGCGGTGTCAGATCGACGTTGAGCGCGATCCACTCGCCGAACGCCGCGTCATCGACGTCGTAGGTGATGCCGGTGCCACTGATCGCGGTCGGATCACGCTCGCCGACGATCTCGACGGAATAGTCCGGGTGAAACCCAGGAACCGGTGTGCTGGTGCAGAGCACCGCCATCGGCAGGGTGGATGCAACGATCACGAGTGCCATCGGGGTGCCCCTTTCAATTATGCGATCGTAACGCTGTTGGACGGTGGCGCGGCGGTTGAGCCGAGCGCGTTGGTCGCGGTCACGACACAGACGGCGGACTTACCGACATCGCCGGGCGTGACGGTGTAATCTGCCGCGTTGGTTCCGACATCATCACCATCGATCTGCCACTGATAGGCATAGCTGTCAGGAACGTTGTTCCAGTTGCCCATCGTGCAATTCAAAATGCTGCCACGTTGTTCGGCATACGGCACATCGCGGTTGACCGGCGGTGCCGACGGTGGCTCGGGTGGTGCAGCCGCCTCCAACCCGAGTTCATAGCCGTGGGTGTTCATGGGATCGGCGTGATGCGCGATCTCATCCTCG